TGAACGTTGTGTTAATACTAACACATTTCAACTATTTAGTCAAGTTAATATGTAATTTTGTTACATCGACCTGACAGGGCAAAAAATACCTGGAGATTTTTTTGCCCGATATTTGGAATCACTTTCGCTTTTTCCTTTGGGGTGCTTGCTTAGATCTATACCCCCACATCTTTGGACTTATATTTCCTTTACCGTACTGAATATCTCTTAAACCTTTTTTAAACTTATCATAGTACATATCAAATATATGTGTCTTAGTTCCTCTAGTTAAATCATATTTAACTTGATCATCTAAAACATAAGTAACTATAAAGGCATCAGTAGGAACATCAACCACATTAACATCCTGAAGAGATCCATTTTCAACCAATAATTCACATCCATACTGTGATCTGATTCTATCTCTTTCTTCCTGAGTCCAAAAAGATTTCTTCTTTTCTACAGGTAGATCTGGTTTTTTTAACTCTGCTGTTTCACTCATCTGGATCTGTTTACCCCCCAATTAATCTGTGGAAATGCTTCTGCAACAACTTCCTTTGTAATCTTATACTTCTCACCTAACTTCTTATCCTTAACTAAAATAAGAATCTCTGCCTCTAATGGATGTAATCCTTCAAGAATGTTTATAAACATAGTCTCTCTACGAAGACTACTTAAAGAACTATTACCACCTTTGATAAAATTATAAAACATCTTATATTCTTTACGAATAGATGTTCTACCTTGATCCTGTGAACCTAATGAATTAGATCCCATCTCATTCATTTTATCGACAGCATCATTTATCTTATCAGATAATGTTCCTGTTGACGTTTCATCAGTTTTAGTATTACCATAAGGTACTTCACCAGGAGGTAACTGAGATATTACATTCTCATCAAAATTCCAAATAAGAAGTGCCCTAATAGAAGGATCATTATATCTTTGAAGTGCTTCTACCTTTAATGCTTTACTTCTCATCTTAGAAACAGCATCAAATACCTCATACGCAAAAGGATTTACTGGTAAATCAGGAACCTTCTGCGGTGTTGCTGGTTTCTTAGCAGCAGGTTTCTTAGTTGCTGTTGTTGACTTCTTTCTAGTCGTCGTTGTCTTCTTCTTGGTCGTTGTCATAATTGTTTTCAAAACGGAATGCTACAATGTCATCTGGAACTAAGTTCCCATTACTATCAAACATCTCAGGATGTATTCTAGGTATTTCTTGGTAGTTCATCATGTATTCTCTGGCAACCCAACCACCAATAGCTCCCACTATGAGAAACAATAATGTTAGAAATGATCCAAATACTAAACTTGTTGCTAACATGTCTCTTTCTCCTATTTTAAGTGTGGTAATGTGTAATGGTTTGGCTTTCTTTTTACCTCCAGATAGAATAAATTCAAACCCACGATCTATATCGTAATCTGATTTATTTATACCGCCCTTAGACGATTTTGTTTTCTTTGAGATATTGGATTGTGTCAACACATCCCCCCAATTTCTTACCATCAACCACAACTTGTGGAAAGGTGGATCCTTCTCCGAACTCACCATAAAATGATTTTCGATCAAAGTGTTCGTCTAGATTATACACTACGTGACTTACTTTTGTCAACTCCATGACATTTTTTACTTTCTCACAATATGGACATCCATCTTTTGAAAAAATAGCAAAGTTCATATGACTTTATACCCTAAAATATAATTTATAAGAGTAGCAATTATAACATTTATGATAGCAATTCGTTTATGTCTGTTTGAGAAAGAACATATGTTCCTGGTTGTTGAACAGCAATTGCTGCTGCTTTATTACCCAATACAATTGCCTTATTAATATCCTGATACCTCAAATACCCAAATACTAAAGCAGAAAGAAAAGTATCTCCAGCACCCACGACATCACGAACCTTTACTTTCTCTGCTGGATATAAAGTTCTATTAAAAAGACATCCTTCAGATCCCTGTGTAATTATTAAATTATCAATATGACATCTCTCATCTAAATTACTATATTCTTTATCATTAATCTTCACATAACAATTACTTCTATTTGGTAGTATAGACTTCTTACTATCAATAAAAACAGGACAACTACTACTCTCAACAATTTCAAATATCTTTTCTGTAGAAAGATACCCTTTATTATAATCTGATATAACAACAGCATCGAAACTATCTGTCATAACTGGTATCATAAGAGGTTTTATTCTTTTCTCATCATCCACACGAAGAATCTGATAGTTAGATTTCTCATCTATAAATCTAGTCTTAGTTATCTTTTCTGAATTTGTTAAAAAAGTAATATTTAAATTAAATGCCTGTAAATTTAAACAAACATTACCAGCCATACCAGTTTTAGTTTCTACCCTACCAAGATTCATTACAGGAACTGGTGCTTCAGGACTTATCCTATCACAATTCCCATAGATGTATTCATCTTCACAACTATCACCTAGTAATAGAACTTTCATTTATCTTTTTAACAATGTTACTAGTGGCATAACCACCCACTCTAGGAAGAAACCTAACACCTTTAGCATGTTCTATTCCCACAACATCACCACCTTGCCAGTCATCACCCAATAATAGTATATCAGGATTGTATAATTGTATCAACCCCTCTAACTCTTGTCTACTACCAAAGGTATGAACAACATCAATATATTTGATCGCTTCTAGCATTGCTACACGGTGACACAGATCGTTTATAGGACGACTATCACCTTTATCATTCTTAATCTTTTCATCGGTGTCAGTGGCAACTATGACCCTGTCACCTAACGCTCTAGCAGCTTTAAACAATTGAATATGTCCAGGATGTAGAATATCAAATGTTCCATTACACCAAACTATTTTCATAAGTTCTCCAAAACATTAGCTTCAAGTTCTCTCAATACTTTTTTTCTAAGATGTGAAGCATTAAAAATCTTATAAAGATTTGGTAAGGTTTTAAAAGTCTTAAATTTTTTAAGATTAAAACAACTTTTAGAATGATTTATTAGTTCTTGTGTTAGAAAAACTCTTTTAAGTTTAATATTATCATCAGTATGAAACTTAACATATACTACTGGTTCTCCCTCTATACTCTTCAAATCCCTCTGTCCAGGTTTCATTTGTAATGCTAATTCAAAAGGTCTAAACCACTGTGATATATCAAACATACCAGGAACATAATATGATGTTTTATAAATCTCATTCTCATGCATAAAAGGAGCCATAGTCTGTAATTGAACAGGTTTATCAGCAAAAAATATCCAATTAACAGAATAATTTACTGTAAAAGATCCCTTAACAGATGGTTGTTTATTCTGACCCACAATTGACATATCAATCAAAGATCCTTTTGGTTGTTTATTAGAAATAACTCTACCTTCTTCTGGAATATATTTTAAATCTATACTATATGGATTCCTCAAAAAGTATAGATTCTTACAGAAAGATTTAAAAGCATGGCAGTTAAAAAAATTATCACTTACATTCCTAGTTTCCTTTTGTTTCAAAAGATCCTGATACACACCTTCAATATCATAATGTGCTAGGTAATTATCAGTATAAGGTTCCACTTCCTGATACCAAGGAGACCAATAAATTGTCGTTGTCATAATTAAGATTTAATATTTTTAACTAGTTGGTAGTACTTTCTAGCAGGACACTGTGGAAATTCATTAGTAAGACTTCCATATTTATCTTTAGATACAAGATGATGTTCTATTTCTAATTCTCTTTCCGTAACTGGATATAAAGTAAACAAAGGTAAACCATATGGAAACTCTATATCATATGGTTCAAATTCCACAGCAACTATTATATGACAATTTAACGAATGTTGATACTTAAAATCAATATATCCTGGAGCAATGTATAAATTATTTTCTCTAATAAAATTAGTTGAAAAATGCGATTCCATGAAAATAAAACTGGTTTCCTCTTTACATACACCTAACCAAGGAGTATTTAATTTAAAAGCAGTTGCATTCTTTGGATACAATCCAGTATATTGTAAAGGAAAATGTTGAACAAATGGTTGTCCTTTTGACTCAACAGCAAGTGGAAGTTGTTCAACTTTTCCATCTGGATGTATTCTTAACTTCAAAGGTTCCCATAAGTGAAATTTAATACCATTAGTCATTAAATTTTTTATTCCAGGACAACCCTTAGCAGTTCCCACATCAAACTCTGTATTTGTTGGTTGATCAGAACACTTTACTGTTGGTGCTAAATTCTTATACCAAGATGGTGTATCTCTCTTTAAAGTTGGTTTATCATTAATAAAATAACCATTATCATGAGTATAAAGATCTAATTTTAATGGTTTCTTTTTAAATTTCCACATGATTATCATCCTTTAAAAATGAACTTCTATATGCATAAATTTTATCACTATCATTTTTATAATCAATTGTAACCAATTTTTGAAGTTCTGGCAAGTACATATACTTTATATCACTAGTTTCTAAAGTTTCTATAGCATCTTCTATAGTCTCAACTAATGGTTCTCCACCAAGATTAAATGAAGTGTTAAAGAGAATAGGAACTCCACTCAATTTCTCAAAAGCATCTATGAGATTATAGTAATGTTCATTCTGTTCTACAGTAACTGTTTGAACTCTACATGTATTATCTACATGAATGACTGATGGTATCTTATCAGCAACTCCTTCTAAAGCCTCTACAGCATACATCATGTGTGGAGACTCTTCCATTCCAGCAAGATCAAACCACTCATGTACATTCTCTTTCTTAATAGAGCAAGCAAAAGGTCTAAAGAACTCTCTTTTCTTAACCTCATTAACAATATCTTTACCATCCTTAATAGTAGGATCAAAAAGTATTGAACGATTACCAAGTGCTCTTGGTCCACCTTCAGACCTTCCTTGGAAAATAGTAACAATATTACCTTCACGAATTAAATTAGCGATATCATCATAAGAAGTATCAGATACTTTTACATCATCACCAATATCATCAAGGTAAGTATCAGGATTATATTGAGGACCATAATAGATAGATGATTGTCTTCCGAAAGTAATTTGACCTTGAGTTAATTCTGTATATAATTTCTTAGCCCCACCTATAGAAGTTCCACCATCATGAGAAATGGGTTCACAATAGATATTCAAATCAGGGAATCTTTTAGCATACTTATAATTAGCAACACAATTCAAACCATATCCACCACAAATAACAATATTAGTTTGACCTGTTATATCATGTGCTTTCTGAATTAGATTACACATTGCTTCTGAGGTTTGTTCCTGTACAGCATATGCTAAATCCATTTGAATTTTACTATATGGTGGTCTATCCTCTTCTGACATATTTTGATATTCTATCATATCATCAAGTAAAACTTGATACTTTAAAGTATTAATTTGAGCAGCATTAGGATATGTTGGTAGAATAAGTTGACGGTTTACCCATTCATGCTTTTCATCTAAAAATCTTGGAAGATCTTCATTTGGTTTTCCGTATGGTGCTAAACCCATAGTCTTACCAGCATCAATAGCATCAAACCCACAATACTGAGTTACTGCTTCATATGTTTTAGTTAAACCTGGATGTTCAGTAACAAAGAAATTAGGACTTGGATTTTGAAATCCTATAGGTTCTGCAGATCCAAGGTGCTTATGAACAGTATCAAAATCTTCAGGATCCTTTACATTAAATATAGTTTCAAATTCATATACATGTTTATCTAAATTCTTCAATACTTGAGGCATCCAATCAGCCTCTTTATTCATACCTAAGAAACTACCAGCACCGTCAGCAATAACACACGCAGCAGTATCAAAACCAGAATTAAAATATCCACAAGCAGCATGAAGTTCATGATGAATCGAAAAAATATTATGTGTTTTATAATTAAACTTTCTTCTAGATAATTTTCTTATAAGTCCATCATAAACATTTTCAGCAGTCCAATCCAATATACATTGTTGATTATTAGTATGACAAATGACTAGATGATCAATATGATCAACGTAATCAAATACTTTAATTAATCCAATAAGAGGAGCACCATCATATTTTGCTCTGGTTAATCTTTCTTCTTCTAAGTAAAAAACAATTTCACCATCTACCATTAAGGTAGTACTTCCGTTATGTCCACGGGCAATAGAAACTATAATCATGAGTTAAGATCCAATTTTTTGTTTAATGTGACGCATAATATTATTTGTTATTTCACCTAATTCTTTTCTACTAAATTCCATACACTTATCATTAATTCTATTAATGAGTTCACCATCTATACCATCTATTCTAATAGGACTATACACTTTTGGATTGTCCTTCTTCTCAATAATATTAAAATGTTTTGAATATGTAATATTCTCAGCAAAAGTTGAACCTAATATAACACTACCAGGTTTATTGAAAATATTTGCCATGTGTTGTCCAACAGAATCAACACCAAGAAAATAATCAGCAGCTTCTACGATACCAGCCCAAACCCTAAGATTAGGAACTTGAACATAAACATTGCCATCATTCTCAAATCTATGCTCAGTAAAAACAATACAATTATATTTTTCTCTTATCTTTTCAGATATCTGAAAATAATCATTAGTACTTAATGATCTAGCAGATGGATCATAAGCATGTCCTGATTTATGAACCTTAGAAGATCTACCAAATGGTTGAAATACTACTGTTTTCTTTTTCTTATGATATGATTTAGCACTTTCAATAGCATCTAATGCTGTTATTTCTTCTTCTTGATTTAAAACTATCTTAGATTTTGGTAGATCAGAATGATCATCAGTATTATTAATTATTTTATCAAAAGCCTCTGTTAATGACCTCTTTTGATTGTAATATCCATGCTCCCTATATGGTTCTACACTAACAATCTCATTAGGTTTAATAATAGATTCCCATATACCTTTATGATTAGGATCAAAACATAGATGCTGAAGTTCTTGAACTCCAATAAAAAATTCTATACCAGATTCTGATATAACATAAAATTCATCACCGTGTAATTTCTTATACTTTAAAAGTGCTGGAATAGAGCATAAAACTCTACCAGCACCACCATTAATATAAAATACCTTTTTCATTCTTACCCATAATAAAGGTCAATTGTTACATTATATAGTATACACCAAGATCTAGGATTTTACAAGCCTAGATCACTTTCCATCGTATCATTAATTGCTTGATACTTAGCTTCTAAATCAGACCAGTACTGAATATAGTCATCTATATTACCATTGTCATCATCTCCAGGTGGAATAATAAAAGTGGATATTCCAACAGCATCTCCATTTTCATCTTTCTCTGCAGTAAAAGTTAAAGCAGGATCAAATGTAACTGTTGTGAATTCAGTATCTTTAGATGCTACATTTAAAGTATAATTGGAGGAAGAAGAAAATCCAGCAACCATAACCTTAATATTAGACAATTCCTTAGCAATTCTATTATAATTAGGTTGATCAGATACAAGTTGAGAAGGTTCAAAAGTTTTTAGAGGATCTCTATCTTCAGCCTTAGATTTTCCTACTGCTCTAGCAAGATCCATCTGTTCCTTAACGGTAAGTTCTTGTGCTAAGACAGAAGCACCAACACCAGGGAATAAAGTAAGTTCTGGATCAACTACATCTGGTGTAGCAGGTATCTCAGGATCTGCAGCCCTTTGAGCAATCAAAGGTTCCTCAATATCATCAATAACCTTTTGAATTATACTATAATCTGAAGATTCTAACCCAATAGATTTTCCATTATACCAATAATGACCTATTGTAGGACCAGGTGCTGCTATATCAGCATCCTTCCATTCAAGAGAAGTGTGATTTTTGTAAGTAGAATCTGTTGTGACATCTATAATCACATCAATGTCGTACTTGTTTTTCTTTGTTCTAATGTAATACATAATAGTTTTTAACCGTAGACAACCACAACAGCACCCGATCCACCTGCAGTGTACTCTCTATTTCCACCACCTCCATATCCAGCAGCTCTATCAAGAGTAGCACCTCTACCATAAATGAAGTCTTCCTGATTCCCATCAGTATCAGCATTTAATAATGTAGATAATGGAATAGTATAAGTATCAGCAGCGTTTGACTCTGGATCATTTAAGAAACCTACATTATAGCATGTCTTATAAACGCAGTCACCACCAGCACCTGCATTTACGTGAGTAGAACCATAAGGCATCTTCCAACACATTGCCTGAGTAGATTGGCTTGAACCAAATACATAAGTCCAACCAAATCCAGTACAAGAGTAACAGTATGGAGGGTTTGAACCAGATCCACAGCTAGCACCTTTAGATTGGCAATTACTATGAACTCCAGGATAATACACAAAGCATCCACAGTGAACAGCAGATCCACCAAAGGAATAATCATATCCATAACTAGAGTTCCATCCACAGGTAACTTGCATTTCCGAAACAGCACCGCCACCGCCACCAGCATCAGCTTTACCATCATTACGTGGAGTAACATCAGCAATAATACCTTCTGTTCTACCAGCAGCACCATTACCAGCACTATATCCAGATTGAGCACCTATACCTTTTGGAACAGTATGCCATGCTCTATCTTCTAGAGTAGAATCTGGCATAGAGTTTCCGCCAGGAGCAATAGGTGGAATACCAACAGGACCACAACTATCTGGGAATTTTCTACCTCCATCACCAAATTCTTGCTCAAAAGGATTGGTTTGAGTACACCAACCACCATTATATAATCCACCACTATTTTTTCCACGATATTGGATTTGAACTTCTGCTCTAGGAGGATTACTACTACCACCTGGTGTACAGTAGCACATACTTTGTATAAATTGACAAAGATAATAACAAGTACAGTTATCACAGCACCATGCTTGCCAATAACAATGACTTCCAAAGACCTGATGATAAGCTCTCCAGCACATACAACAAATATTAGGACTTACCCAACAAGAGTTAGTATTAGTAAGACCGCCTCCACCACCACCTCCAGTATCAACACTGTAGGCATCCATTTTAGAATCATATAAGAATTCAGGTATTAATTCACCTTGACCACCAGAACGGTTTATATCTCCACCACTAGCAGTTCCACCATTGTTATAATATCCACTAAAACTATTTTGATATCCACAGACAGGTAATTGGAATCCACCAAAAATTGGGTTATCATTTGAACCATCTCTTGCTGTACTATTATTAGTACAACTCCAACTATAAGAAGACTCTGTAGCATTAGAAGCAGTTACAGCATTTATTCCAGGAACAGATACACTACTTGATGATGAACCACCTTGTGATCCAACAACAACAGTTAACTGTTTACCGCCAATCTGATCATCTTTTGCTGTCCATGTCTTTTCGGCATATCCACCACCAGCACCAGTTAAGTGTCCACAGAAACATGCTCTATAATATCTTCTAGGATAATGAACACCAGAACAACAATTCTCACTATTAAAGCAGTAAGTACCTGGTCTATAACATGATCCAGCACCAATAACGAAAACCTTTACAGTAGAAGCATTGCCTGGTACATCAAACGTAGTTGATCCTGGAGTTGTAAATACTTTTGCTTTAGTGAATAGTCCACCACCGCCTCCTCCTCCAGCAGCACGACCAGCAGCAGTTCCTAAAAATCTTGCCATTTTCTAATAACTCTCCTTATGCTGATTGTTCTAAACCGTATACACTCACGCTACAAGTACCTTGTGCGTCATACACAACAACATTCTTTGCTGCTTCGAGTGCTATACCTGTTCTTTCTAAAACTCCTTTAGCAGGAATTTCAGCACCATATTCTATGTATTCTGCATCTGTTGGTTCTGCTGCTGTTGTTAATGCTAATCTTATAGATGCAGCATTAGTTGTGTCACGATTAACAATGTTGATATTCAACACACCCAATTTAGATGCAGGAACTGTGTATACTGTAGTGGTTGTGGCACCAACCAATGCAGCTTGTCCTAAAATTCCAGATGCCATTTTTTAAAGTGTTCCTCTTCTTGTAGTATTTATAGGTCTTAATTATTAAGCACTCAACCCAATAAAGAATGCTTGATTTAAAGCATCTCTTTGAGCACTAGCGATTCCAACATTAGTATCGTTGGTCAAATTAGTTATATTAGTGTCAACATAAGTTTTTACAGCAGATTGTGTAGGGCACTTATTAGGACTGTTCTGTGATAGAGTTCCGTCTGTCGAGAACTCATTAATAGAAGCACCTAACTGAGCACCAATTGAACCTAGTTGTAAGTTAGTCAAACCAGATAGATCGAAATCATTAGCATTCAATGTTGCTGATCCAGTTGCCTGGTTAACACGGAAGTATCTACCAACACGGAAGTTACCTTCATGGTCAGTTGATACATAGAATACCCTACCTGGATAACTCTCATTAATCTCCTGTGATTGAGCAGCAGCTTGTGTTGGAACATCTGGCCAATTTGTAGTCGTAGTTCCACCAGTTCCTACTTGTAGGAAGTCATGTCCAGTCAATCTTGCCTGACTAAAGAGATATCTTATATTAATACTCTGTTCGTCATAACACTGAGCGGCTTTATCTTCAACCAAAGTCAGAGTAGTTAATCCTTCTGGATCTGGTGATACTCCAACACACTTAACAAACTCATCTTCAATCTTATAATAATCATTTTGAATGAATATAGAAGCATCAGTTACTCTCATTTGAATATCAGCAGCTGCAAAATCCTTAAATGATTCTATTCCAGCAGGAACGGTACTAGCACCAATAGAAACAACAGTATCTCCAGTATTATAATCACCTGCTATACCAGCACCCTGAGATGCTCTTGTAACTATAATTGAGTTTGATGTTGGGAATGAAGATATCTTACATAACTCATTACCAATTAAAACAAATTCGCCAGGGTTGAATCCAGTGATTGTAGATACATTTATTGTAGTTTCAGCAGCATATAGTGGAGTGAGTAATGTAGCGGAGAAAGATGTCTGATTAGGATAGTGTATTATATTAGTAATACCACCAGTATGAGCAGCACCTGTAGTTGACCACTGACCTCTATTAATGGTTATAGATCCTCTTCCATCAGCACCAACTCTACTCACACCACTAATCACAAATGTAAATGGATCAGCACCAGTAATATTTTGGTTGTTATGTCCACCATTACCAGATCCAGTTACAAACTGAATACTACCATTCTCAATTACCGAAGTTGTAAGTCCAGCAACAATCAATGTTCTTCCATCCTGACCTCTATTAGAACTATTAGAAGCAATTAGATCAGCAGTACATCCTGAAGATAATCCTTCTATTGTTTCACCAGCAATAAAACCAGTTCCACCAACACTTACAGGTCCAGCAGTTATTAATGAGTAATAAAGTTCTTGTTTCTTAGTTCCCTGAATACTATTAACATATCCTAATGCCTGAGAAGTTTGACCTCTAACTCTTTCATTTATAGAGAATCCATTAACGTTTCCAGTTCTAGTAGTTTCATCATGCTCAATAATTAAACCTTCAATAGTTCCTTGTTGTGCTTTCTCAGAACTCTTATATCCAGAACTTACAATACCATAGTTACCCCATGAACTGTTTCCAGCAAGAGATCTTATCCTACCACCACGAGTAGAAGCGTAACTGATATGACAATAGTATGTGAATGAAGAAACTAATTCTGATGTTCCACCATCAGTAATCCAGAATCCCATACCACCATCATGTATCTGAGTGAATGAGTCCATAACAATTGATTTGTTAGATGGATTGATACCATCTTCAGCAAATTGTCTATGAACACCACCATCAACAATTGCTCCTACACCACCAGTAGATTTACAAGAGCAGTTTGATACATAAGGTGATTTAATAATAGGTGTAGCTGGATTTAACGCAACATAAACACCTTTAATAGTTGCATTATTAGGATCATCTGGAGTAGCAGTGAATGTTAATTGTGTAGAAGCAACTGTCTGAACCGTATCTACCTCAATTTCAGTCTTTGAAATAAAGTTATTAACCTTTGTTCCAACAGTAACATTAGTTCCTGTTACAGTTGTTCCAACCAAGTCTGGGAAGAACCCTGTTCCAGTAACCAAAGATCCATTAATTTCACCAGTAAGCTGAGCAGCTTGAGAAGCTGGAACAAAACCAGTCAATCCTTCCATCAATAAGTCCTTGAGCATTGTCTTATCACTCATCAAGAACATATTTGATTCAGTATTAGGTCTTGTTACAACACTAGTAATAGGAATATCTCCACCATCAGTATTCTTCCACTGATCAGAAGTTGTCCATAGACCACCAGTTAATGGAAGAATATGAATAATATCTTCATGATAGTTTGTTTTCACTGCCATACAAGTCTTTGTACCATCATGATTAGTAAGTGTCTTACCTAAAGAAACTACAAATTCAGATTTAGTAATTCCATTAGCAGTAGCACTAACAAATGTATGGACATTAGAATTACTAATTGGTTCTCCTCTCTTCTTATTGACGTTTACTGTAATGGTAGAAGCAGTAGTTGCTATTACCTTAACATTCTTACCAGTGACATAATCAGGAGATTCACCACCAACCATTGGTCTTGGATATGATTTCTCAGCAGCAGCACCAGTAGCACCACCAAAGTTACAACTAAATGTTATTGATTCATCAGCAATATTAATACTGTCATCAACTTGGAATAGATGAGAACCTATAGTCAACACCATATCGCCATTAGCAGGATTATAAGTTGCGTTAGAAACAGTATGTGTAGAAGATGGAGGAGTTGCTAATGTTATCTCCTGATAATGAGAATCTCCAGTATCAGGTAAAATTCTTGACGTTCTTAAGTTATCTCCAACAATTGAAACTTCACTAGGAACAATAATTGGAAGTTGTTCTCTATATTGTCCAGCCTTTACATAAATCGTAGCAGGACCAGTTGCTATACCACAAGCATGTTTAACTGATGCAAATGCCTTAGTAATATTTGAACCATCATATGAATCACTACCCTCTTCTGTTACATAATAAACAGCATGAGTTGTACTGTTCTTCTCCCATTGTGGTACTCCACCAGGACTTATACTCAATACTTGTCCATCAGTACCAGCAGGAAGTCTTGTTGCTCCAGAAGTATAATAAACCAAGTCACCTTGGTTTGTCATAACATTATTAGCAGCACCTTCTACTAATACATTCCAATAAGTACCATTAGCATCAGTAGCAGGATCTTGGTTTAAGTTTCCTGTACCATTAACACTAATATAACTATTACTTAATCTCTTTACTGCCTCACCTTTCTTATAGGTAGTAGCATAATCCCAATTACCTTTCCAAGAAACTCCATCAACAACTAATTTCCAAACTGAAGCTCCACCTGCAGATGGTGAATTATTATTGTTATTAACTACAGCAACATAACTAGATCCACCAAAGAGTACAACATCACCTTGAAGATAATTTGTTCCTGAATTCCATTCACCAATAACATTAAAACCAGTAGTTAAAATATCCCAATCATTAGCAGTATGTGTCGCTGGTGGTTTATTAGTATGAAGAGTTTTAGCAACATAACTATATCCACCGTATGTTACTACATCACCTACTTGATATTCAGTACCAGAACTCCATGTATTTTCAAAATTAAATGACTGTAAATATTCTTCTAGTACTAAGTCATTATTACTATTATAAGTATTAAATGCGTTTCCAGAAGTATATCCTATTATAACCCTATATTGAGTATTACCATACTTAACAATATCGTTCTGTTTATAAAAAGTATTTGTTGTCCAATTACCTCTATTAGCAAGTCCCTCAGTATGTAATGTCCACTTACCGCTACCAAAATCAGTAGTATAAAATAATGTTTCATTAGCAGACGATGTATGGTTCTCCATACAAACATATGTGTTCGCACCAAACTTTACAATGTCATCAATAACATATGCGGTATTGGCAAGCCAAAGAGCTCTCCAATTAAATTTAAGTCTACCAATCCTGAATTCAGCCATTTGTTTTTTTAACTCCTATTTGGGTCCTACCGAATAATCATAATCACCGAATTGTGCGACAAGATATCCGTCGTCATCAATATAATATGAAAGTTTGCGGAAATCAAACCTATACTGTTGATATTTATCTGCTGAGTGATTTAAATAACTCTTATTTTCAGTAGTTTCATCAACATAATCTATACCTTCTAAAAATCCAGGTAATTGTGACCCATCTGTTCTATGAGAAACATCAACTACACCAGGATCATTAGTCTTTTGCTTAGTATATCTAAGCATACCATCACTATCTCTACGCAAAGCATGAACATAAAATTTATCTTGTTGGTCAAATCGTAGACCACCACCGCCACTGCCACCACCACTGGTTCCAGATAGCATACTACCACTAAGATATAAAGGACTCATGCGATTAACCTCCAGTTGTCTCCTTCCCAAATCAAGAGTAAAGTTGCACCTCCAACGTCACAAATTAAAGGTGAATTAACTATACCAGAAAAATCTTTAAATGTATCTCCACCCTGAGATGCGATGGTAAGATTATTTATCTCCCATGTAGCCTCAGCATCTACAATCTCAATAGAATCACCTATCTCTCTATCCAAAGGTAGAGTTATAGTAACTACATTTGAAGTTGTATCAACTATATATTTTTTATTACTTGAAACAGTGAAGTCACTAGATACAGCAATAAACTTTGGTTCTACCGCAGTTAGTGTAGAAGCAGCAGTTTCAGGAGACCTACCAACGTAAGGCATCTTAAGTATAATTTCGTATAGTATTATTTAGTATGATTAAAATTAATTAAATTTTATAAGTGAGTTGGTTCTCTCAATAAATGATATTGATAATTGGCTTGTATTTCAGATTCACTTAAACATCTATTATAGAACCCTGCAAAAGCAACATTACACGCTTGAGTATAACTACTACCATCATAGTTAAACAGATAATTGAAATCAGTCCAATTACCTCCATTAGCCCAACTAGTATTGATATCATAAGCTCCACCAGTAATTTCTTGCATTGTTCCTGTGAAGCTTCCAAGTTCATGATAAACTCTTAATTTCCCAGTTTGATCTACAGTAAAATATACTACATATGCGGAACCAAATGGTCCTGCTCCACCAGCACTAATAGCTTCAGAAGTGTGATTATAGTTTGCCTTTATATTTTGATTATCATCATGACGATAGACAGTTCCACCTCCACTATTAACGAGACCTAAGAAATTATTACCATCATTATTTGTAGCAAACATGTGCCAGTTAGATGGATTGGTATAAGAATGATATGCAATGAAGAAAGTAAAATTCTTTGAATAACCAGTGATATTACCAAATCTAACCATACTAGTAAATTGGAAGTAATCTGTAGAGTTTTTATATACAACCTTCCTACCAGTATTACCACTTAAGTTCAAAGTATTACCTTTACTATAACATCCTTTAAATCCTTGTCCATTATCTGGTGCTAAATCAACAGCATATCCTTTACTTCCCTGAGTAAATCCATCAGTCTCATTACCACCAACAGATACAGGAGAACCACCATTAGTTTGACTTACAACTGATGCTCCAGTTGGTGTAAGTTCAAAGTTAAGCATGTTAGAATCATTTCTACATCCAATTAATACGACCTTACTTGGATCTGATCCACAACTACCTTTAGTAACTGGGAATTTAGGAGTATTACCATTAAAGGCAGTTGTATAAAGTGCTTGTCCTTTAGTAATTTTGAAATTACTAATTCTACCAGCCATCAAGTAACTAGTATTATAATATCCACCAATAGCTAGATAATTTCCTTGGAAATTAGAAGTTGTTGTAGTAGAAATTTCTTCAAAACCATTTGCAAATAGTTTTAATGAAGTACCATTTCTAACTAACGCTATGTGATTCCAATTTCCTGCTGGATTTCCCTCAGCAGGAGGAGAAGGACCTTCAATATATCCATCACCATTAGCAGTTGTTCCATATAGTTGCCATCTATTAATTTGATATCCTACTGCTAAGGTTGTTCCTAAATTACTTGTTCCGAGTCCATCACTATTACTGGTGATGTGGAATACACCACTATGGGAATTATCATACTTGAATACCCAACATTCAATAGTAAAGTCCCCAGTTCCCATCTGAAGATCACTACTAGGACCTACAGTCAACCAATTATTATTAGCAGTAACTATACTTCCACGCCTTCCATTACCAGATTCCATATACTGATCATCAGTATCATTAAACTCCCACCAATGAAGTAAACCATTCATATTCATGGTTGGTGCAACACTAGTATCATTAACAGTTACAGTAGATGAAGTAGCTAAAAGTATTGTTCTACCAGAATCTTCATACAACTTTATTGTATAACTTTCACCACCTTCTGTAATTGAATCTTCAGAAATAGTATGAGAGAAACTAAATGTTTTATTTGAAATAGTTCCAGATCCAGTCATTGAACCTGATGAAAAATCAGCAGATGTTACTGTTCCATCTACCGCCCAGTATAAAGTAGTTCCTTCTAGAACATTTTTAGTTGTAACAGTAGTTGTTACAGTAGCACCTTCATTTATATTGGTACTACTTACATCAATAGTATACTCTTTTTTGGCCCCAAAACCTAAGAGCAGTTGTTGCATAGGCATAATTAACTCAATCCCGAACCTGAAATATAAGCAACATTATGTTCTCTAAAGAAAATAGTAGCGAGCCCCCTCCCAGCCAAAGTCAATGATGTTTTAGGAGAAGTATCACCAGACAAATACATTGTAATTGCACTACAATCAATAGTATGATTGTTTCCCGTATGATTCATAAGGGTAACAGCATCTCCACCTACAAAAGTACTGGCTGGCACTGTAATAGTTGCACCCATTGTTGCTTCACTAACAACCTTACCAGCGTCTGAGGCAACTAAAGTATAAGTACTAGCATTATGGAAATTTATAGGCATTTGCCTTAAATTACCTTTAGAATCTAATATGTCACCATCAGTTGAAAATGTGCTACCAGCACCTTGCATTGTGAAATTCTTGCTGTTAAAGATGTAAACATCAGTAAAAAGCTTTAATTGGTTGGTGTCTGCATGTAATACATCTGTACCTTCTGATCGTAATTTAACACCATTACTACCATCAATAATAATAGTACCAGCACCACTTCCAGCATTACCAGCATCTTTTATATAATTTTCATTTCCACTATGATAGATTTCTAGGTCAGATCCAGAACCAAAGATAAGCTTAACATCATCATTAAAGGAAAGAGCATTAGCACCACCAGGAGAACTAATACCTGTTAATTGAGATCCATCTCCACTAAATGATGT